ATGTGCTTGCACTGTTCTGAGACAATGTAATTACCCTATGAAAAATACAGGCGGTTAGAACGCATTTTAGACGGTGATAATATGGAATTGAAAGAGCTTTCAGAAAAGGTACTTAATCTATTTTGTGTTGATTCTGTATCAAAACTCGGCAGTAAACTAAAAGAAACAGTCTTGACAAATGACACAAGTAAATATGCTGAGTTCGTAAACATAGTTGAAGATCTTTCAATAGATTGGATGCAAAAAATATATCAATACTACGAAGCTGACAGAAAAGACAAAAAACAAGATTACACTCCAAAGAGTTTGAGTAAATTGGTCGCAAAATTGACAGAAACCAACGGAGAGGTTGTATATGATATATGTGCAGGTTCGGGAGCATTAACAATTCAGAAATGGTGCTTATCACCACAAAAGACGTTTATATGTGAAGAACTTGATGAAAATGTTTTTCCGTATTTAGCTTTTAATATGGCTGTTAGAAATATGAATGGGTATATTATTATGAGAAATGTTTTATCACTTGAATTAACAGCAGTTTATCAAGTGATAAAAGGCAACATTTTTTCAACGGTAAAACAAATTCAAGAAATTCCTGATATAAAAGCAGACGAAATAATATCGAACCCACCGTATAATATAAAGTGGGATGCACCAGAACCACTGTTTGCCGATGAACGTTTTCGAGGGAAAGTTATCCCACCTGCGAGCGATGCGAATTATGCATTTGTTATGACAGCTTTATCAAGATTGTCCGAAAAAGGTAAATGTGCTTTTATTCTTCCGTGCGGAGCGCTTAATTCTAAACCAGAAAAAGAAAGCCGCAAATATCTTGTTGATAATGGATATCTTGAAACGGTTATTGAATTACCTGACAATATGTTCGAGTGTACTTCAATTGCAACTTGTATCTACTTATTCAGCAAAGGCAATAAAACAGTAAAAATGTATAATTGCCGAGAAAAAGCAGTTCAAGAAGAACGAGAGCAAAGAGGGCAATTCGGCAGTAACACAAACCGAGTGTATAAAAAAGTTTTCAATGTAATTTCTGATGAGCTTATAGATGTAATATGTAATAAATGTGAAAATATCGAAGGATTCTCAAATATAGCAACAAGAGAATTGATTGAAAATAATGATTATACATTAGCACCAAATAGATATATTCAGTTTAAAGAAACTCCTCCGCAACCGCACAGAGAACTAAAAGAAATAGTAGAAAATATAAATTATATCACAAAAATGCAAAATTCTTGTAAGTTAGTAATAAATGAAACTATTGCTAAATCTCTTGGATTAGATATTGAACAATTTAAAGAGAGCAAACAGCAATCAGCAGAAACAGCGAAACAAATGAAATCTTTAGGATTAGATTTTGTCGTAGAAGACTATATTTCATTTACAAAAGCCAAAAATGAGTTTGCATTAAAGTGCAATGATAAAGATATATTTCCTGACATTTTGAGACAATTCTTTTCGGTATGGAAGGGGCAGATCGCATTATTGAACACAATGCAAAACACATATCTTACTGAATTAAGAGATGCACTTTTACCTGATCTTATGTCGGGAAAGATAAAATTATAATCGATTCGTGAAGTATGAAAAATACAGGCGGTTAGAACGCATTTGTTTAGCTGTTAATGCAGAGATAGAGATGTACACTCGATAAGTGACAAGCCTTAGTCATTTCTCTGCATTGATATATATTAAGGCATTACGGAAGGCGGTAAAGCATGAAAATCGTAATTGATAACGAATTCAAGAATCTTATCCCACCACTCAGCAATGAGGAGTATAAAGGGCTTGAAGAAAGCATATTAAAAGAGGGTTGTCGAGATTCACTTGTAACATGGAATGGCACTCTGATAGACGGTCATAACCGTTATGAGATATGCACTAAACATTCGATACCTTTCGAGACAGTTGAACATAATTTTAGCAGCAGACAAGCAGTTATTGAATGGATAATACTTAACCAATTCGGGCGCAGAAATCTCCCTGCACACGAAAGAGCGAGACTTGCACTAAGATTGAAGCCTGTTATTGCAGAGAGGGCAAGAGAAAATAAGCAAGAAGCGGCAAATAAGATGAATGCGAGTATTGGCAATACCGTTTCCACAGAAATCTGTAAAAACGTGTCTCCAATAGACACACAAAAAGAAATAGCCAAAGTTGCGGGGGTATCACACGATACAATAGCAAAAGTAGAAACAATAGAGCATAAAGCACCAGAGCCTGTTGTTATGGCTTCAAGAAAAGGCGATATCTCAGTAAATAGTGCGTATGAGGTTACAAAGCTTGAACCACAGGAGCAGAAAGAGATAGCGCACCGAATAGAACATATAACAGAAGAACCAAAAGAGACAAGCACTCCAAAGGCTATTGTACAAGAAGTGCTGAAACGTCCGCACGTTGCAAATAACAGCGGTAACAATGAATGGTATACACCTGCTGAGTTTATAGAAGCGGCTGTTGACGTTATGGGGTGTATTGATTTAGATCCTGCTTCAAATCCAATAGCAAATAAAGTTGTCAAAGCTGATAAGTATTATACAGCCGAAGATAACGGACTTGATAAAACATGGAGTGGCAATGTGTGGCTCAATCCACCTTATGCTTCGGATTTAATCGGCAAATTTGCAGATAAACTCCTTTTCGAGAAAGAAAACTGCACACAAGCGATAGTACTTGTGAATAACGCAACCGAAACAGAGTGGTTTAATAAAATTGTTTCTATTGCTTCTGCGGTATGTTTCCCAAAAAGCAGAGTTAAATTTTATATGCCAGACGGTAAGACAGGCGCACCGCTTCAAGGACAAGCAGTTCTATACATAGGAGAAAACGCAAGCAAATTTACAGAAGTGTTTTGCAAGTTAGGCTGGTGTTGCAATGTTATACACTGACGATAACAGAGGAACTATCCAAAACCGTGAAAGAGCAAGACAGATTATTGATTTTCACGGCATAAGGATAAGAAATATAACTCCAACAGATATTGACGGATTTATAAAGTAGGTGAACACATGGCAGGCAGAGGACAGCCGAAGAAATTTAAAAGCGGCGAACAGTTGATTGATTTGTGGAAACAATTCTGCAAGTATATCAAGGACAATAAATACACCGAAGTCCCCACACAAACAAATTTTGAACAATGGTTGAATATCCAGTATAAGCCTGTTACTGTCAGAACGATATACAATGCCTTGAATGAATACTTTCCGACTATTAAAAAAGACTTTGAATCGGTTCAAGCTGATTTAATCGCAGAGGGTGCAATGTTAGGCAAATATCAGCCTACTATGAGCATATTCGCCTTAAAGAACTGGTGCAAGTGGACGGACAAACAGGAAGTCACACAGGAAACCAAACTCGCAGTATCAGACAACTTCCTTGATGCTCTCAGCGATTCCGCAGCTGAGGACTGGGAGAGTGATGAAGATGAAACAGTCGAAGATAGCAGCGTTTAAATATCATCCGTTCTCCAAAAAACAGCGCAAAGTGCTGAACTGGTGGACGGAGAAATCACCTGTTAAGGATGCAGACGGAATTATCGCTGACGGTGCTATCCGAAGCGGTAAATCGTCGTCAATGTCCTTATCCTTTGCATTATGGGCTATGAACAGCTTTGACGGTCAGAATTTTGCAATGTGCGGTAAAACAGTCGGTTCTTTCCGAAGAAACGTTTTATTCTGGCTGAAAATCATGCTCAAAGGCAGAGGATATGATGTACAAGACAGCCGAAGCGAGAACCTTTGCACTGTTACGGACGGAGAACGAACAAATTACTTCTACATATTCGGCGGTAAAGATGAACGCTCTCAGGACTTGATACAGGGTATTACTTTAGCAGGCATATTCCTTGATGAAGTTGCTCTTATGCCTGAGAGTTTCGTGAATCAGGCAACAGGACGATGCTCCGTTGACGGCTCAAAGATGTGGTTCAACTGTAACCCTTCTTTTCCTTCACACTGGTTCAAGGTCAAGTGGATAGACAAGGCAAAAGACAAGAATCTGCTTTATCTCCACTTTGATATGGATGATAATCTCAGCTTGTCGGAGAAAACAAAAGCCCGATACAGGACAATGTATTCGGGAGTATTCTTTGATAGGTTTATCCTCGGTTTATGGGTACTCGCAGAGGGTATCATTTACCCGATGTATAAGGATGCTATTGAAGAGCCACCTGACGAACGAGCAGAACGGTACTGCATATCTATCGACTACGGTACACAGAATGCTTTCTCCGTGTCGCTATGGGGCAAATATGGCAATGTGTGGCATATCGTAGATGAATATTATTATTCTGGACGTGAAACAGGTGTGCAGAAAACAGATACTGAGTACGGAGATGATCTTGACAAGTTCCTTGATGAACATCAGGTGACAGGAACTGTATACACAGTGATTGACCCGTCAGCGGCATCCTTTATAACCTTGCTCCGAAAGAAAACACGCTACAGGGTAAAGAAAGCAAAGAATGATGTTTCTGACGGTATCCGTGATACAGCAGTAGCATTAAAAAAAGGTCTGATTAAGGTATCGCCTGTCTGCAAACGAACGATTGAAGAATTCGGCGGTTACGTCTGGGATGATACAGAAGAAGAGGACAAACCTGTTAAAGTCAACGATCACTGTCTAACGGCTGACACTATGGTTATGACAGAATCAGGAGAAAAGCCTATATCTGAATTAATCGGCACAAAAGGCAGAGTATGGAGTTACAACACCGAAACAGAGACAAAAGAACTCAAACCTTATTCTGATTGTCGATTAACTCAGAAGCAAGCGAAGATCTTTAAAATAAAACTCTCGGACGGTAGATTTATAAGATGCACAGAAGATCATCCGATATTAACTGAAAGAGGTTATATAAAGGCGAAAGACCTTAATTCTACTGATAGAATTATTGATATATCGTGAGATTGAGTGGCATAAATCCGAAGCAGGCAGAGCATGGCATAAAGAAAACTATGAAAAACACAAAGACAGCATACATAAAACAGCAGAATATGTATGCGGAGTTTGCGGAAAGAAGTTTACAGCTTCAAAGAATTCTCGAACGTGTTTTTGCTCAAATAATTGTAAATCAGCTTACAGGAGAAAATCAGGAGTTGATAACATTGAAACAGAATGCAAATACTGCAAAGGAAAATTCTTTACAAACAAATACTCGCCTGCAAAGTACTGCGAAAAGCATAGGGATAGAATCTATAGAGTTTGACGGAATAGAAGATGTTTACAATATGGAAGTTGAAGATAATCATAACTTTGCTGTAAACGGCGGACTAATCGTTCATAACTGCATGGATAATATCCGCTATTTCGTGGCAACAACAGGACTGGCAAAGGAAAAGACACAGTATCAAGCCATTTTGTGATAATATGGGGATTTTATGAAAGAGGGTGTTTGAAACGCTTACACATAACGATTTACTCAAATGCGGTAATGATGAAACAAAGCGAATAGCATTTATAGAGCAGGCTATAAATGACTTTAAACGGTCGGATGCATACAAAACGGCTGATATAGCAATGAAGTATTACCGCAAGGAGAATCCCGATATCGAAGCAGTTGAAAAGGTAATTTACGATATGAAAGGCATAGCACATCAGGACTTGATAAACCCGAACGCAAAGCTGAGATGTTGCTATTTCCCGAATATCCTCAATGAATCCTGCGCACATCTGCTTACAAACGGTATAGGATTCAACAACGAGGATAACAAGGCTTTACTCGGCGAGGATTTCGATGATACGCTTAAAGAAATCTATACCGATGCACTTATATGCGGTGCTTCATACGGCTATTATGGAGAATCAGACGGAGAAAAAACCGTCCTGAATCTCAAATTCCTGAACACTATCCCGATTCTTGACGATTACACAGGCAGGCCGAAAGACTATATCTATTTTACACAGATAGATACAGATAAACCGCTTTGTGTGTCTCTCTTTGAGCCTGATGGATGTACCGAGTACATACAGGAAGAATCCGAAGCTATGAAGATAAGCAAGGAGAAAACACCTTATAGCTATTCGGCAACATGGAACGATGTTGAGGGAGTATACAGCACATCGGATGAATCAACAGAGATCCCGATTTATCCGCTTTACAACATCAACAATGAATCAATGATTGTCGGTGTACGTGAGGACTTAGCTGCACTTGACCTCATGGCTTCACAGCTTGTCAACAACGTTTCACAGGCTGAATTAGTGTACTGGGTATTGAAGAACTACGGCGGCATGGATGATATTGCAGATGCTAATTTTATCGTTAATTTGATAAAATCACATGTTATCCATGTTAATGATGACGGAAGTGCAGAACCACATCAGATAACAGTGCCATTTGAAGCTAACAATGCGGCATATAACCGCATTAAGCAGATAATTTTTGATAATCTCTGCGGTGTTAATCATGAGACCTTAGAAGCAGGCAACCTCACAGCAACAGCGGTAGCGGCGGCATACAGCAAGCAGAGGAACTATTCTGCTATGATGGAATCCAGAGTGTTTAAGTTCCTTCGTGGACTTCTGAAAATTGCAGGAGTTACCGAACGCGAACGCTTTACGGTTGAATACTATGAGACTATCAACGCAACAGAAGCTATTCAGAATACTGTCATGTCTGCTCCGTACTTAGGCGATACCGAAACCACAAAGAGACTTGCAATTCTTAACGGTTCGGGAGAACGTATCGAAGAAATCATGAAAGAAAAAGCAGCTGAACAGATTATGCAATTCAGCAACGCACAGAATAACGCTGACGGCGGTTCTGATGGCTTAGAGGTATAATTATACCCTGAGAGATAGAACGGCTTATAATGCATTTTAAAGGGCGGTGATACAATGCCAAAACCAGACCCTGCACACAAGGAAACAGACAAGATTCTCCGAGACATGGAGAAACGTCTTGACGAAGTGTACAAGCAAGCATACCGTGAAGCACGTCAAACCGCTGATGATTTTATGAAGCAGTTCCGAGAGATGGATAAAAAGAAACGTCAGCAAGTTAAAGACGGCGAACTTGACAAAGCAGAATATGAACGTTGGAGAAGAACACAGGTCTTTCAAGGAAACCGTTATCATCAGATGGCTGATACCTTAGCCGCTGATATGACACACACAAATCAAATAGCTGCAAGCGTGATAAACGGATATCTCCCCGAGGTGTATGCAGTAAATCATAATTACGGTACATACGAAATAGAAAAAGGCTCTCGGATAAACACACAGTACACGATGTATGATAAGCAGACTGTTGAACGGCTTATCCGTGACAATCCCGATCTGCTCCCCCGAAAAGCGGCTGTAAATGTGCCAAAAGACCAGTTATGGAACAAGAAGCACATCAACTCAGCTATAACACAGGGTATTTTGCAAGGTGAAGCTATTGACAAGATAGCGCAGAGACTTGCGGCAACAGTCACAGATATGTCTCATACATCAGCTATACGAAATGCCCGAACAATGACAACATCAGCGCAGAACGGCGGCAGAATTGACAGCTATAAACGTGCTGAGGGTATGGGTATAAAGATGTTACAAGTCTGGATGGCAACACTCGATTCACGTACCAGACACGAACATAGACAGCTTGACGGACAGAAAAGAAAAGTCGGTGAAGCGTTTGAGGTTGAGGGAGAAAAGATATTCTTCCCGGGTGACCCTGCCGCAGAACCATATTTAACGTATAACTGTCGATGCACTCTCATCGGAGAAGTCGAAGGAGTTGACTATAACTTATCGGACGTATCACAGAGAGATAATAAACTCGGTGATATGACCTATGAGGAATGGAAAGAGGAAAAGCGGAAACAGGATGATGCTGAACCGCCTGCTCCGAAGCCAGAACCAAAGGCAGAGGATAAGCCTGCTGAGGTTGAAGTGCCTGCTCCTACGGTTGAGAAGCCTGATGCGGTGGATGAGCCTATACCGCAGAGAGAAGAATTCAAGCCTGCAAGGACAAAGGAAGAAGCAACAGAAAACACACGCAATGCTATAAATGATGCTTATGAGTATCACAGAGAGCATAATAGTTTGAATCTTGTACCTGTAAGCGAAATTGAAAACGTTGAACAGATAATGCCTGTAAATTATGGTAACTTATCAAACGGAACAGCAGCAGATTTTTCAAATACACTTACTCAGCTTATGTCAGAATATGATACACCACTGAACGAAGTCAGAGTAATGACAAAGGAAGAATATGCATATCTTAATGGCTCTTTTGCGAGTGTATCGCATGATTACTCAATGAATTCTGCTCAGATGCTTATTAATCCTGTAAAGACTAAAGAGCATGACAGTCTCATTGAAAAACTTAAAAATCATCGAGAGAACGGCTTCATTGTCGATGTACCTGATGATAAGCTTAATGAGTATGTGGCAACGCATGAATTTGGACATACTCTGCTCGGTATGAACGATAAGCTTAGCAATAAATATAACTTTGCGAATACAGATTACACGCCTATCAAGCAGGCAAGAAAAGAGATTGAAACACTTTATAATGACTATCTGGGAGAGCTTAGACCACTACAAGAGGAATTTGACAAGCTTACAGAGGATTACTTTACAACCTTTGATGAAGCAATAGCCGAAAAGCTTGTATCTGTTGAAGATAAGCTGAAAGCGCTTAAAATCAGTGATTATTCTCTTGAAAGTGCAGACGAGTTCTTGGCAGAAGCCTTTACACAAGAGCGCATAGGCATAAACAAGACAAAATACAGCACAGAAGTTACAAAGATACTTGATAAATACTTTAAGAGGAGGTCTTAAAGTGAAAGAAATGCCTTATTTTATGTCAAATCATCTTTGGTATAGGTTTGATTTTACAAAGAGAATGTTTGTGCTTACAAAGTATGCGACAGAGAAAGCAAAGAAATCATATACTGACTATCTTGAACATCTCAAAGGACGGTGATTAAATGCTCGACATAGACATCCAGATAACCGATAACAGCGG